ATTGGAGTTCTATGGTCCCGGTTTTCGGGATACCGTCCAACGCCTCTTTGACGTAATGTTGGTCGTTAGCGGCCTTGGAAAGTTCATTTTGAATTAGCATTATGGTTGTTTTCAAAAAAACGATATGCGCCTTTTGGTCTTCGGATTTATTGGGATTTTCTTCATCTACCCTCAATTCACTATCAATCGCATCTCTTTTGTCTAACAAATGAGCAATCTGCGAAGATATGTATTTAGCAACCAATTCGAGAAGCGTCTGATTCTCCTCTTTCCAATCCTCGACTACGTGCGAAGGATTGCCTGTTATAAGCTCGTGGAGGTCTATTCGTATATCAGTGCGTCGGCTTAACCGGGCGAGCTTCCGAAGCGTTTCTAAAGTTGGTTCACTTTCGGCGTTTTCAAATTTGGATATTTGAGTATTTGCGGAAAACCCTAAAATTTTAGCCAAATCTCTTTGACTTAACTTTAGGGATTCTCGGAGGTTACGAAAGCGGGCTGAAAATTCTTGTCTATTTGTTATATTTTCTTTGATTTTGTTTGACATTGATTAAAGACAGCTATATATTGAGCCGATATGAACTCTATGGGTAATCATACAAAGCTCGTTCCAGTTCAAGTTACAAACAGAGAAGCAGTGGCTCTCATAAAAGAACGTGCGCGACGCGAAAGGCGTTCATTTGCAAGCGCGGCCTCTGTCACGATTATCGAATCGCTTGGAAAAAAAACTCCATCTGACCCCGCGTTTTTAAGCCAAGTTGTCTGCAAGGATACCGGCAACGAGGCCGGTTTGTCAAGCGGGAAAAGAGGTTCGTAGATGAAGGAAAATGTGAATTTGTTTTGGCCAGACGGCCCGGCAAGAAGAGAGCGGATAGAGTTTTTCGAGATTTGTGCAAGACACGGAGATTTGCCCCCCGTAATAGCCGAGCAGATAATTAAGCGGTTACGAGAAACGGAGAATATTGATAGAGGTTGCGAGTGTACCCCTTCAATGGAAGATTTTTGCCAAATTAGAGATATAAAAATTGGCTTTTTCGAGCACAGCTGCCGGATTATTTTTTCATGTAATAAATGTGCGAACACATGGGAGCCAATTGCTATTACGGACAAACATAAAATGACGGATTTTATATGGGACGAAGATTTTTCTGTATGCCCTAACGGTTGCAATGCCCTGGAAGAAACTCAATGAAGTATTCGGCAGCACAGCAAGCGGGAAAAATGATGCACAGTAAGCAAACAAAGTCGCTTAGGCGGACTTGTAAAAAACACCGGATATTGCCAGCCGGATTGACGAGTTTTCAGTGCGAGAATTGTAAAATAATCTGGACGCCAAAACTGACGCCAGGTGGTCGGCTGCCGAAGGGATTTTGGCATTGTCCGAAAAATTGTAATTCGGAACAAGTGGCGGCGAAAACTGATAACAGTGGCGGCGAAAATTTTTAGAAAGGGGGCGATTATGGTATCGACGGCAGAAATAAAAGAGTTAATTGGGCTGGCAGGCGATGACGCAAGGTTTGTTGAGAGGGGCGTAAGTTTCGGCAGAGAACTGCATCGGGAGGTCTATAAGCATATTTTTATTATCGTCAAACTCGATAAGTCCCTCGAATTTCTTAGCGAGGATATTAAAAGGGAGCTTGCTGAATTTCTCCATAACTGGGGCCAGTGGTATGCAAAGGATTTGATATCGGAGCAGCCAAAGACGCTTGAAGAGAGCCAGGCCTGTGTTGCGGAGGACGTGGCAAAGCAGATTGAAAAAACGCTGTCCGATTACTTGCCTGAGTGCCAGGGCGAAGTCGTAGAGAAATTGGCCGCGAATTTGCCTAAACGGCTGAAACGTGATGAACTGGAAGAATTAAGAGATTCCGCTTTCGTGGACTTTAATAGTGCGGTTATTGCGTCCGGGTGGTGCGTAGAGGCCCAATTGGTGCTTTTGCGAAGGTTGAAGGCAAATTTCGGGAAGATGATTCAAAATTTAAATGCCGGTAAAGCATCACACGCAAAAACTGAGCAAGGGAGTTGATATGGATTTTGCAGATATTGTTAGTCAGACAAAAACCGGCGAGCGTGATTACATTGCTCGGCTCAGCACAAAGGGGACGGAGTTTATAGAAACTCCGTCCCTTTTTGTTAAGTCGATTGACGAGGCAAAAAGGCAAATCGAGGCCGTCGTTTCGGACGCGAGTATAGACCGAGAAGGGGAAATCATTTTGCCGAGTGCCTTCCGCGAAATGCTCGGTATCTATCTCGCAAATCCAGTGGTCATAAGCGCGCATCAGCATCGCCTTGAAACAGGACATTCAAGTGTTGTGGGTCAGACGGTTAAGGCGTGGATTGATAATGCCGGATTGCACGTCACTATCTGGTTTGCCGAAACAGAGTTGGGTAATGAGATGTGGTATTTATACAGCAAAAAATTTCAGCGGGCATTCAGCGTTGGGTTTATCCCGCTGGAGTGGAAGGACGAAGCCGTTGAGGGCAGGACGGTCCGAACGTTCACAAAGGTCGAGCTGCTCGAAATCTCCTGTGTTCCTGTCCCCGCAAACCGTAACGCCCTCAGCAAATCGAAACAACGTAAGGCAGATTTTATCGCCGCCAAAATCGCAGATCGGCAGCTCGCCAATGCAGGTGATGATTTCGAGGCGGAATTAGCGGCCTTTGATTTCGAGGCGGTCGGGTTAACGAGACCGACAGAGGAAGGCGGATTTGAATTAGACGGCGATTTGGGCATATCCGAGAAATCAATCGAGGAAGATAACGAGCCGGATTATGGCAGGATTGCAAGCAAGCAATCCTCTTCGGATTTTTACAACGAATAAAGGTTTTTACTATGTGTGAAATGCGTGGACCATATACCGTGGGCAAGCCGCGTGCTGCGGGGCGTTGCTGCGCATTTTATTCGCGGTCCATAGGTGTTTTACCGTGTCGTTTACGGGCGGGGAATTTACCACGAATTCCCCGCGTTTTTTCGTGGGAGTGGTGATATTTTAAGAATGAAAGGCAAAAATTATGCCTCCAAATTTTGCGACAGTTGAAAAAGTAAAGGAAGGTTTTACGGCAGTGAGCAGCCGGATGGACGAAACCGAGAAGCAAATAACGCTCGCGATTCAGGAGCTGCATAAGTCCTTTGGTGACTTAGCTCAGCAGCTTAAACTTTATGGCCGCTCGATTCGGAGCGGAAGCGAGCGAGCTGGCGAGTATCAGGGTTTCTGGCGTGACGAGGCAATGGCCAAAAGTTTCGGATTGATTGTTCTCAGCGTTCTCAGAAAAGACAACAAAAGCATGGGGACTGCCGACAATCCGAGCGGCGGTTATCTGACTCAAAGCGAAATGGCGGGCTGGGTGATACAGATGCTCGGCCAGTATGGCAAATTCCGCCGCAACGCCCTGGTTGTCCCGATGGGTGCGGGCAAGCTGAGCGTCCCCCGCATTACAACCGACCTGACAATTTATTGTCCGGAAGAAGGCGGGGACATTGACGATTCCGACCTTAAAGCGGATTTGGTAACGCTGCTTGCCAAAAAGCTCGCCTGTTTTGTAGCCGTCAATCGGGAATTAGAGGAGGACGCTGTTGTCGGCTTGGCCGAAATCGTCGGCATGAGCATCGTCCGTAGTCTTGCAAAAAAAGAGGACGAAATTGGCTTCATGGGCGATGCGACTCAGGATTATTTCGGCATGACTGGTATCGTCGGCGCTTTGCTTAAAATCGCTGCGGACCCGGCCAATATTCCCGGCCTGGTTGTAGGCACGGGCAATGCTTACAGCGAGCTTACGCTCAACGACTTCCGCCAGGTTGTAGGTATCCTGCCGACCGACGCGGACGATGCGGCAAAGTGGTTTATGTCGAAGAAGTTTTACTACAATGTCGTGTACCGCTTAGCCGAGGCCGCCGGCGTTGCCAGTATCTTCGAGATTCTCTCGAATCAAAAGGGCCGGTTCCTGTTGGGCTATCCGGTGGAGTTTATCCACTGTATGCCCAGCACGGCAGCCAATTCGCAGATTTGTGCGATTCTCGGCGACCTAAAACTCGGTGCTTATCTCGGCGAGCGCAGAGAGGTGGAAATTGCCCGCTCGGAGGATGCACTATTCCAGAAAGACCAGGTTTGTCTTCGCGGCACAGAAAGAATAGACATCAATGCACACGGCGTCGGGAGCACAACTGAGCCGGGTTCTATCGTCGCTTTGATTACAAAGGGCAGTTAGACGTGTTTCCGAGGTGATTAGAAGCTCTTTGAACAGTAAATAACAGGCGTTTGAAACGTTTTTAAAGTCCTGTAGTTTTGGAGTTACGAATATGATTGAAGTGCAAAATCAAAAGCGGGTGGTATTACTCCCCCCGCAAGTCAAAAACAACGGTGCTTTTGTGGGTAACGGTTACGTTGACGTATCGGGCTGGGGACACCTTCGCGTTGAAATGATTGTCGGGACCAGCAATGTTATCATTGGTTCGACCGATACATCACACGCGCCAAAACTCGAAGCCGATGATGCTGTTGGCTTCGGCTCAGTCGCAGACGTGGAAGGCGCTGCGCTTGCTGCCGTAATTGGCGCAGACGATAGCAATAAGGTCTTTGCTATTGACGTGGACCTGCGAAAGTCCCACAAGCGGTTTTACCGCGTGAATGCGCCGACGGCAGGAAATGTCACGGGTGCGAATTTGTGCATCATCGCAACGTTGTCGGACCCGCAAATCAGTCCGAGTAACGCGGCGGAACAAGGCCTGGAAGAGTTGGTCCAGGCGTAGTATGTCGCAATAAATCAGGGCGGGTTCGGTACAACAAATCAGGACCCGCCCTGATAGAGTTTTGAGACAAACGACGAGCTAAAATGATTGAGATAAGCGAACAAAAAACAGCCGATTGCAATGCGGCCTTATCCGAAATCGCGGCGGACAAACGAGAGGACGCACAGAATCGCGTCGGCATTGTTCTCGAATTTGAAAAGTTTTCGGGCGGCGTTGTGCGGGAAAACGGGACGCGGATGGAGGCAATTGCGGTGTATTGCCAACAGCATAATATAAAGCCGAGAACGCTGCAAAGGTGGATTGCCAGGTATCGAGATGAAGGATGGACGGGGCTTGTCGATACGCGGGGCCGGGGCAGCGGTGACAACGGCTCTATCAGTGATGAGGCGCTCGAGCAGTTCAAGTCGATGTGGCTTGACCCTCGGCAGCCATCGGTAGTTATGTGCTTGCGGAATATCAGTTACGAAAATCGCAGACAAAAAAAGGGCTGGACGATACCGAATTTGCGGACAATGTATAATATCATAAGCAGGCGAATTCCGTATCCTTCGCAGGTTTTACATCGGGAGGGTTTTGCTGCCTATGAGGCAAAATGCGCTCCGTATATCCAGGCGGACCCGGACAGCGTAGAGCCGGGCCAGATATGGGTAGGGGACCATCACCAGTTTAATTGCTGGATACGCCACAACGGGCAATGGGTAAGGCCGTGGGTTACGGCCTGGGAGGATATGCGGTCCAGGACAATCACGGGATTTTATATCTCGCTGTCACCGAATCAGACAACCATAATGCTTGCGATGAAAAAAGGCGTCAAGGCATACGGTCCGCCTGATTCAGTCAAAATCGACAATGGCAAAGATTATGACAGCGAAATGTGGACTGGCACGACAAAGGCCGAGCGAAAATCTACTCCAAAAGCTCTGCGAAAAGGGTACATTGACGAGCGAAATATGGCCGGTCTTTACGGAATGATGGATATAAAAGTTTCTTTTTCGATACCGTATCACCCACAGAGCAAGCTGATTGAGCGATTTTTTGATACAGTGGATTGCCAGTTTACAAAGACAATCGCTACTTATTGCGGCAAGGATTCGGAGCGAAAACCGGAGGGCTTGAACGATATGCTTGCGAGCCAAAAGGTTATCGCTAAAGCGATTGATTTGGAAGGGTTTGTAAAACTATTCGGTCAATATGTCGAGGTCTATAACAACAGCTCGCACAGCGGCGTGGGGATGGATGGACGAAGCCCGTTGCAAGTTCTTGCGACGCGGACTTCAAAGCGGATAATTCTGGATGACGTTTTAGATTTGCTGATGATGGTTTGGAGTAAGGAGTTGATAGTTAGCAAAAACGGCGTTCTACTCAAAGGCGTTCATTTTGGCCAATACAATCAAGACGTTATGGCTTGCCAGGGCAAGACGGTCCGCCTGGCTTATGACCCGGCTGACTTGCGGCGAGTTTATGTCTATGACGCGATTACGCGAAAACTCATCACGGAGGCCGAGCAAAATCAATTCATAAATTACGGCTCTGCTATCAGTGAAACGCATGTCCGAAACGCGCAGCAGCAAAAGACAAGAGCAGCTAAACTAATGCGAGGGTACAAAGATTCATCATTGATTGCGAATACAGATTTGACCACGCAGGCGATTAAGGCAATGCAGAGCGAGCAGATAAGCAGCAGTGAGCAGACAAATCAAACATTACGGCCCGTGCAAACACCGCTGGACGGGCAGGTAGTGGCTCATAAGCAGCTCAGGGCGAGAACAAAATTAACAGCCAGGCCGAAGGAATATATCATAGATGATATGGACTTCTCGCTGTTGAAGCCGCCCGAATTGCCAAAACTCGATTTATGGGAAGGACAAGAACCGTGGGAGTGCCACGAAAAAATACACGGTAAGAGGGGGGCGAAAAGTGCATAACGACGAAATTGAAAAAGGGTTAGAGCGGGAAGCGCAGGTCATACAGCATCGCCTGCCCGAAAACGTCACGGCAGCCGGGGCACGCGAAATAGCCGAATCACTGACGGCTTTTATGGACCGTCACGGGCTTAGTAAAGCTCAGGTTGCCAAAGCCCTGGCTTATAGCAGCTCGACAATCAGCAAATTTATTGCGGGGACATATACAGGGAATCTGCAAGAGCTTGCGAATAAGATAATCAATTTTATGAACGCGGTTGCCCGCAGGGACGAGAAGCGGCGGCCTTTTGTCCAAACAACGGTTGCGCGTAAAATCGGCGCTTTGATTACGCAGGCGGATGCTTTCAGCGCGGAGGAAGGGAAAATTGCCCTCATAATCGGGGACAGCGGTCACGGCAAAAGCGTCTGTCTAAAGCAGTATAGCGAGGCCAACAAAAACACAATATACATCCAGCTCGACCAGGCAATGCGTTCTTCTCTGATATTTTCGGAGATTGCCAGGGCGGTGGGCATTGAGACATTCAGTTGGCTGAGCAGAATTTCGCACGCGGTTATTCGTAAATTGCGGGAGCGGCACGTCATAGTCATACTCGATGAAGCATCGTCTTTGAAAGTGCCACAGCTGGATTTATTACGACAGATAATCACTGTCAAATCCCATTGTCCTTTGATTCTCGCGGGCAACAGCGACCTGCTAAAGACCATTATGGGGCCGACGGTAAAAAAGGGATACGCGGCGCTCGACCAATTTCGCAGCCGTCTTATGGCGGTCCTTAACCTGGACGAGCTGGCAATCGACGATAACGACGGATTGTATTCGGCGAAGGAAATTCGACGGCTCTACGAATACGGCGGAATCAGGTTGCTCGATTGCGCTGTCTCGACGCTCAAACGGATTTGTATGACGCCTGGCACGGGGCGATTGCGGACCTGCTCGCATATAATCACGGCCCTGCATACGTCGAACGTTGTGACCGGCAAGGGCTTTATTGACGGCTCGTTAATCGTCGCTGTTATTGAGCAGTTGGATTTGCCGATGCGTTCGCTTTTGCCGATTGCCACAATGGAATCGGCAGCAGGCGAAGACACAGAACAAACGTTTGTTAAGACGGCTTAAAAGGGCAGTCAATAACCGTTTTTAAGGGCAATAAACAATGGCTAACGAATACAAAATCAGGTTAGAGGTTCGCAGCTCCTCCAGCGAATTCGGGGCGGATAGCGTGGCGGAGTTGCATTATCTTTTCTCGACGGAGTTATTTCGCCTGGACCTGCTTACGTCGCAAGCGAATACGCCGAGCAAATCGACGCAGGATTCAAACGAGACAGCGGCCCAGAGATTGATTGAGGCATATCACACCAAGTTCAACAAAACGAACAATCG